GCGGCGTTACACACCGTGAGATCCGAACCCATGTGATCTACCAACTCGGCGTGCCCTGCATTTAAAATTTTCATAGTTTATAGTTATCCATTTGTTCATTAATCCAGTCCCCGACAGAAGTTTCAGGTGACCATTTAAGTTCATTTTTAATTTTGTGAATATTTGCGAGAGTAGAAAGAACTTCACCTGTTCTCTCCTGCACATGCATTTGGTTTTCTGATATCATGTCAGCAATTTCTTTTACCGAATAGTTTACACCAGAACCAACATTATAAATCCCACCCTTGATATCAGAATCTGCCATCATTATATTGGCACGAACTACATCAGAGACGTTAATAAAATCTCGTTTCTGTTTTCCAGTACCAACAATCTCTAGTGGAAGGCCTTTCCTATACCTGTCCATGAAAATTGAGATCACGGGAGGATATGCTCCATCAACTCGGTGACCATTTCCATAGACGTTAAAATAACGGAAGGTGTTGACATTTAGATAATTGTTGTAATACTCACACAACTGCTCACCGCAATGTTTCGTTAATGCATAAGGATTTAGTGTGGCGTTAATTTTAGACTGTTCACTCTGAATAAGATGATCACATTCGTATACGGCACAAGTGGAGGAAAATATAACTCTCTCTACTCCACACTCTTTTGCCGTTTGTAAAACTCTAGTTGTTCCTAAAATATTTTGTCTAGTTGTATGGATAGGATCCTTCAAAGAGATTTGAATGTTCGCCTCTGCTGCCATGTGAAAGATTGTGTCTACATTGTACCGATCAATAATTTCGGTAAGTAAAGAAACATTGTTAATGGAACCAACACAGTTTTTAGAGTCTGGGTGCCAAGTTCCATGTAGATCCTTATCCAAACAAACAACTTCTCTTCCTTCAGATAGAAGTTTGTGTACTAGATTATTACCTATAAATCCAGCACCACCAGTAACCAAGCAACTCAAAGCCTCTTCCATTCATTCAATTTAAATGTTGCTTCCAACCCATGATACGTATTTTTATCAATTATTTGTTTTATCTTAGATGAACTCATTTCAAATATCATATCATTTATATCCTTATGTTTTATATTTGGAGGCCATATACAAACAGAGGCACCTTTTTCTATAAGTTTTTCATTAAAGTAAATGATTTGACGATTTCTTGGTTCGTTGTCAAGGGCATAAACAAGTTTAGAGTTTTTGAACCGAGGGTGAACGTTGTCGATTGCACCTACACCTACCATCGCAATGGTATTAGGAACAAAGAGAGAATCTAGAGGTCCTTCAACAACATAAACGGTCTTCTTGGGATTTGCACGCCACATACCATACCAAAGTCGGTCAATACTCTTATCGGCCTTCACCGTAATATACTTTGCGGTCACTCTTGCTTTTGCTTCATCGGAAGGTTTTAATGATCTACCCTGAATAGCAACAACATCACCTTTCTTATTGAAGAAAGGAATAACTAAACGAGGTTCTGGTGGACCAAGATCAAATGTTTGAGATGACTCGGGATCAACTGTGTTGATATATTTCCTAAAATTATCGGTGTAATATAAAATATCATAGAACTTTTTTGGGATATTCCTGTAATCCAAAAAAGTTCTTATATCATGATTTGCAGGAGCAGTCTTCGCACACAGCAAAGGCTTCAGTAAATCAGGCACAATCGTAGGTTTAGTTTTAAAAATATCAAACATTGCTTCTTCGGTTGGTTTCCTATAATTAGATCTACCGTTTTCTCCATTTTTCCATCGCTCAACAGAATATTCTTTAGTCAAAGAAGGTGATACAGATTCTAAAAAACGGTACAGTGAATGTCCTGCTCCGCAGTTATGACACTTATAGAAAAAATCATTTCCTTTTTGATAAAAGTATCCTCGGGCCTTTGTTTTATTCTTCTGGGAGTCTCCGCAGATAGGACACCTACAGTTGGCCAGATTATCTTTTTTCCAAGCAAATTTTTCAAGTTGAGCGGAAACCAAGTTTATATATTTGATATCAATATAAGTGCTCAAAATACCCAGTCCTGTGTCATCTCAGAGTTAAACTTAGAATCACTTACTTGTTGATTGGCACCAATAATATTTTGCTGATCATGATCAGAATCAGAAAACTTCATCTTAGATCTATTCAATTTCAATATAAATTTCTTGTTGACAGCAGTATCATTGTATCTGTTCTTCAATTGCTTAATCATGATCTGATCTAACTCTTCCAATTCTTCGGTGGATATAAGAGCAAACATAAAGTCTGCTGTTGCAGGCAATCCAAAAGACTCTGAGGTGTTCTCCAAACTAATATCCGTATTAGAGAAACCATCACGATTAGTCTGAGTTGCAGTAAAAAGAGGTATATCGTTTTCAACGGCCAAACCTCTAAGTTCTTCTGCTATTGCTTTAACAAAGAAGTATGAACCAACATTCCCTTGCTTCAGCCTGGATGATGTGCATATATTTAAGTAATCAACAAAAATAACATCCGGTTTAAAATTCTTCTTAAGTTTTAACTCATCAAGTAAAGCCCTGAAGTGATTGACACTAGCAGTTGCAGTTGGATATTCCTTGATAATAAGTTTACCCATGACCGAATCTTTAAGTTTCTTTATCTTGGAATCATAACTTTCTTTGGTTAGTAACTTCAAATCAGAAATTGAAGTATCAAGTAAGTTAGCATCAATTCTTTCCGCAATTCTTTCCTCTGCCATTTCACATGTAATATACAAGACTTTCTTGTTCTGAGAAAGACAATTAGCGGCATGGTGACACAAGAACATAGACTTACCCACACCCGTACCAGCCATAACCACATTGAGAGTTTTTGTTGGAGTTCCTCCACCAGTAACTTCATTGAAAAAATGCAGATCAAACGGGAGTTTCTTTTCGACTCTGTGATAAAAATCAAATCGTTCATCCGCATCTTCGATATAATCATGTCCAACATGTGTATCGAAAGAAACTGCTAAAGCATCAGATAAAATAGTAGGAATTGAACCCTCGGACTTTTCTGTTACCTTACCATCAATGATTTGGATTGATTCCATGATTGCATTGTAGATGGCTTTGTCTTTACAAAAGACTTCCGTCTCATCTGTCAACCATGATTGATTTATTTCATTCTCATCCCTAAAACCACTAACATACTCATTTGCAGTTTTAAACTCATCATCACTCAAGTTTCGCAACTTGTTAATTGAAATTAATACTGCATCCTTAGAGGGTGCGGCCGAGTACTTTTCATAAAACTCCTTTATGATATTAAAGACAGAACGATCGACCCTCTCATGAAAATAATCAGATCTAAGAAAAGGTAAAGACTTCTTTGCAAATTCTAGATTCGACACTAAATTTTCTAATATTACCTTTTCGGTAAAGATTAAATCACTCACTGGGGGTTTCCTCTATAGATCCATAAGTAAATTCTTTTGCTGCTGCTTCGTCAAGTTTCTTCATAATATCCTCAGTAAAGTACTTTTCAGGAGTTTTATAAACAGCCTTCTCATATACTTTTGTGCCATCAGGAAATTCGTATCGGGTTGAAACCTTCTTAATTATATCATATTTTTCAGCAAGAGTCAATAGTCCATAGTAGGGATGCAGTCCACTCTCATAGTTCAAAAGAACGTCAACCATGGAATTCTCTTTTGTCAACCGAGACTTGTATAGTTTGCAGTGAACAATATTACCAATAACGTCGGTTCCTTCCTTTACCTTCTTCTTTGAAAGAAAAACGATTGTAGACGCGGCATACTTCAAACCGGCACCACCACTCATCTCCTTGGTCGGAAACATGCCCATTGATGCATAAGTGTGATTTGTCATGATCATAGGAATTCCGGCAGCACCTAACTTGAGAGTCAATACCCGGAATGTTGCCTTAATAACTTGAGCACGAGTCATATCTCTGGTATCTTTACCATCCGCAGTATCTGTCATTTCTTTAGTAGTCGAAAGCATACCTAGAGAGTCCAACACAATCATCATTGGTTTCTTTTCAGCAGCAGGCATTTCATTATACTTATCAACAATTTTTATTGCCTGGTGTCTAAACTCTTCCACAGTAGGAACAGGCATAACACCCACACGAGAAGGATCAATACCACGATCCTTAATCATATCAGAGGTTACCGCTTGCTCGGTATCAAAATAAAGAACGACACCCTCTGGGTTATCAGTCAGAAATTTATATACAACACCAAGAGCAAAATAAGTTTTACCCGTCGCAGATTCTCCTGCAAGTGCAATAACTTTATTGTTAGGGATGCCCCCGTATATCGAACCACTAAGTAATGCATTGAAAATATAAGATCCGGTATTGACAAACCCGGTAACATCAGATCCTTCTATCCCGTCTTTAACAATACTAGCATACTTATTACCACTTTCCTTGATCAAATCATTAAGCATTAATGCCTCCATAATATTTCTTAATTATACACTTCAAACTCTCAAGCGAGGCCTTCTTAGTAAGAAGTTCCTCGAAAGAAGATAGGTTACTATTTTTATCATTTATACTACTTGATAAATTAGTCTCAGTACTTTTCTTTTCTTTTTCTAAAAGATAATAGATTAATTGTAGTTGATCTATTGTAAAATCGCAAGTAATTTTTTTCATAATTATCATCCAAAAAATGTGTCGAGAGAAGCTCTTTTTTCGTATTCCCAACCGACAGCGTTAAGAATTGTAGTAAGCGGATCTATAAAACTCTTAGTAAACTGTTTATCATAATCTATATATTTAAGAAGTCCAAATTCCTTGGGTATTCCATTTGGAAAAGATAAGACATGGTCTTTTCCAAATGATCCCACCATGGGATTTGGCGTCTTTAGGTAAATAAATTTTATCTTATCACCCTCGACAATCTCTCGATACTTCCTCTTCAATTTAAGTTTACGCAAATAATGATTATAAATCAAAGCTCCCTTGACTGCAATAGGTGTTCCCTTTGTATAGATTTGAGAATTATCTTTATACTTCTTTATATTTGAGACCCCGCGAGGAAATGATACATCTTCTGGTTCTAAAGACATGAAAACATCCCTGAAAGAAGAAACTGATGAAATAAGATCTTCCTCATTTCCAGTCAATATAATACTTATCATCTCTTTCAATTTGTTACGAACTACTTGAGGAGTAGATGATCGAGAAGTCTCAATACCCATGATCTTCAACTTGGGTGTCTTGTATCGAATACCCTCCGAATCGTGAACACTTAGCATGTACCGCTTCTTTGCGGTCCAAACGCCAGTCTTTGCGATAACTTCTCTCTCCATCACCATCTTGTTATCGAACGCATTCATCAAACTAGACAGTTCTTCGTACTTTTTGTCAATGAAGGGTTCTATAATTTTTTCTGACGCTTTGGCAAGGAAATCTGTGATCTTCTCCACATCAGTTCCATCAGCCATAAAACGATCAACCAGATTACCAAGTCGGAGATATACAGAATCGGTATCAGATGCCACCACATAATCATAATCTATAGTCCCTACATGCTCATTTAAAAATTCATTGAGTTTGTTTGCTATCCAACGAATACTCAACTGTCCGGAAAGCGTAATTGCTTCGGCCATCTCTACATCATAATAACGAAACCACTCATTACCAATAGCACCATAAGCAGAATTCAATTGAATCTTACGAACTTGCTGGAAGTTATCATACTTGGCGATCTCGTTTTCTAGATTCACCTCTCCCGCTTGCTGTCTTTTTTGTGAGTCGATCATCTTCGTCTTGTACAACTTACGTTCTTTATACAACTTTTCCATTAGCGAGGGAAGAAAGCCCTGATAATCTTTGGTGTATCGTGTACCATTCGCTGCAAGAGAATACTTATTTTCCGAAGGAATTTTTCCGTTGAGAATTGTATCAGGAGAAACATCAATGTCCTTATCAAGGCCACTCTTTGTTTCTGGACTAATATTATATTGCATAATAAGGTGGGGATATAGACTGTTCAAGTCATAAGAAACAATCCAGTCATGCTTACCTGCAATCGGATCTTTAACATACGCACCTTCATACTTAGTATCTTTCTCGGAAAAGTTTTTCGGAGGTATGATAATGTTTTTCTCATAAAGATAATGAAATATGATTTGATCCCATGTTTTGACTTGAGAAAAAACATCCATAAAATTTACTTTAGCCGAATAGGATAAAGCAACAACCAGTTCCATCAGTTTCATCTTTTCGTCTAAGTTTTTAACAAGTTCTACATCCTTGACATTATACTCAATAAATTTCTGAAAGTCTTTTTTATAGAACTCAGCAATGCTATCGAATTCATCATACGAAAGTTTTTTCTCTCCCAATTCAACGAAAGCAATATGATCCAGACGATAAGATTCTTGATTTGTATATGTAAATGTCTGATACAACTCGTAGTAATCCAATACAGCGATACCAACCGGTTCATATACCTCATGCTCCCGATTCATTCTATGTACAGTTCGTTCTTTGACATAGGACCATGGAGACAGAGTTTTTGCCTTTTTAGTCCCCACTACCGCCTTTGATCGGTTGTAGAGATAAGGAATATCGAAGAAACGAATGTTCCAACCAGTAACTATGTCCGGTTTTAGTTCATTCCAAAAATCGTAAAATGTATTGAGTAAGTCTTTCTCTTGCTCAAAATCATAACATATACAATTCTCGTCCGGTATATTAAACTTACCCAATCCGAAAACATAATAAGTACCATCATGAAAAACAGTTATTGCAATAACTCTTTCTGACGGAGACTTATAATCAGGAAACCCAGACTCACATTCGGTTTCAATATCAATGTAAGCAACCTTCAATTTACTAAAATCATAGTCAACTTCACCCGGAAATTCTTCTGCAATAAAAGAATATACATGATCAAGATTTCCATGAATTTCAAAACCAGAAACCCCTCGATGCTGCTTAATGAATTCGTTAGTTTCTAATATCCCACCAACCTTAAACTTGTCTACAAATTTACCATTTAAAGTCTTCCACTCCGTTACATCAGGAGTATTTACGAAAAGAGTTGGCTGATATGGTATAGTTCCTTTAATAGACTTACCATTTTTAATTCCTCTATAAAGAATGTTATCTCCTCGAATTATAACATTAGTATAGAACTCAGAACCCATTATTTCTCCAGTTTTCATGATTATATTCTTCCTGTAAAAGCATTTGGGATTCTACCTTGTCATCTACCGGAGTATCACCTTTATCCTCGATATAGGCAGAAAGAAGAACCATATAGTTTATCACATCCACTATTGTATCACGAAAACTCTCATCTTCAACATGCATTTTACCTGAATTTAAAAAAGACGACAAACGACTCATCTTATCCGTAAGTCTGGTCATAAAGCCTTGTTCGGTTGTACATATTCCCATAGATTCCACTCGTGTAAAATTAGCAAAAGGTTCATTCCCTTCTTGACCCGCATAATCTCTGTTCTTAAGAGACATCAATTGCTGTGCCGCGTTACATATGTCGCTATGATATTTTAGTAATTCATCTCTGTTCATTTTAAATCTCCAATTTCTTTATAGTCGCTATTGTACATCATTCTGGCTAATTCTATTATGTTTACTTTAGGATTCCAACCAAGGACAGTTTTTGCCTTTGATGAATCCCCCAATAAGTAAGGAACTTCATGGGGTCGAAGAAATCGTGGATCAATTTCTAGATATTGTTCATAATCTCCCAAACCTGCATAGTCAAAAACTTCGGACAAAAAGTCTCGAACTCTTGTGGTAGTGCCGGTAGAGATCACATAATCATCAGGAGTTTCTTGATGTAACATCAACCACATTGCTTCTACATAATCTCCAGCGAATCCCCAATCTCTATAAGAATCTAAATTACCCAATGTAAGTTTATCTTGCAATCCTAGTTTTATTCTTGCGGCCGCCTGGGTTATTTTTCTGGTAACAAAAGTTTCTCCTCTTCTTGGAGATTCGTGATTGAAAAGTATACCGCACGAAGCATGCAAATTATAAGAGTGTCTATAGTTGCGAACTAGATTATGGGAAAACAGTTTTGCACATGCATACGGTGACGCAGGAGTCATTCTTGAGGATTCTGTATAACCAGTTTCTGGACATGGTGCATCACCATACATTTCAGAAGATGATGCTTGATAGAATTTACAATCAGGTTTAATCGAACGTATTGCCTCCAACATATGAAGAGTTCCAACACAAATACCGTTAATGGTATCTTCCGGAACATCAAAAGAAACTCTAACATGAGACTGAGCAGCTAAATTGTATAGTTCATCAGGTTGATATTTATTAAACAATCTCCAAGTAGAACTGGAATCGTTCAAATCATGATACTCTAATGTAAAATTATCATGATCATATATGTGATCGACTCTGCTTGTATTGATCAAACTAGTTCTTCGTTTTAACCCAACAACAGTATACCCTTTATCTAAAAGAAATTCGGCCAAATATGATCCATCTTGTCCGCAAACTCCACTAATCAATGCGGTTGTCATATTATACTCCAGTTGAACCAAATCCGCCTTTGCGGTTGGTCTTTTGTGTCTTGGGTGATGCTTCGGTGTAGGTGATAAATTGCACTCTGCGAGAAGGTTCAATAATTTCTACCTGTGCAACTCGATCACCATGCTTAATTTGAAAAGGGGTGCTGGTAGTGTTCCATAGAGGAATAAAAACTTCCTCACAATAGTCAGAGTCAATCACACCTTCTGCGTTGATGAGAGTCACACCATTCTTCCATGCAAGGCCTGATCGAGGATGGAGACGAGCAGAGAACCCGATGGGAATGTTCATTACCATACCAGTGGGGATCAACGCACGGCACTTTGGTCCAAGTTCAAATGTGCAGTTGGGTGTGTCATCTTGAAAGACAACATCAGGCGTGGTTGTATGTGCTTGGTTATAACAGTCAAACCACTTAATGTCACGAATCGTTGGTGCAACATCTTCGGGAGTGACTGGTCCACGCAAATGTGCGTGAATATCGTAACAGGCAGCCTCATGACTACCCAGTTTTAGTTCAAGTGTATTAGGATACAACTTATGAATCTTCATCGTTTCGGACATAGGTATAGAATCTCCACTAGGGTTTCATGTAATTATATACTAAAAATGTAAGTTGTCAATCAGAAAGATCTAGAAACTTCACCGACTGGATTCGGAAGTATCCCGCCGAATGTCGGAAAATCTATTCGAGGATCTGTTGATAATAATGATGGAT